CCGCACGGCAAGGATCTCTCTTGGTGTGCACCAGTTGCGCCGGACGTATCACGAAACGATGCCCCTTTCTCCCCTCTGCTGCTACCAAGCTTCAGACTTCGCCCCGCCCGCATAACTGCGACGGGGCATTTTTATTTGAGGTGCACACATGCCAGCTGGTCAACTGATCGTCTTTGACAAAGCAAAGCTGAACTTCCTGAACGCCACGAACCTGCTAAATCCAGCGAATGCGTTTAGCGGCACGCTGCACGCCGGCACTTACGCGCCAGCAGTAGGGACTAACGAAGTTTATGCTGATGCGACTGGAGAATTGGCGACCGGCTTTGGCTACACGGCTGGCGGCTTGGCATTGGCTGGCGTAGCACTGACGCTGATCCCTGCGCAGACTATCAGCTCAATCACCTTTGCCGGTGCAGTGGCTACTCTGACGACTGGCGCGGCGCACGGGCTGTCAACCGGCCACGTTGTCACGGTAGCGGGTACAACTTCCGCACTGTATAGCGGCACGTTCACAATTACCGTTACCACGGCCACCGCCTTTACCTACACCATGACCGGCACGCCAGCAGCGAATGCAACCGTGGTTGGCTCCTACGGCGGCGTGATCAAGTTCACATGCTCCAATCTGGTATGGACTGCTTCGGGCGGCTCAATCCCCGCATGGCGCACGATGGTAGTCCGCGCATCTGGCACGCTCAACGCTAAAGTAGGGCCGCTTGTCGGCTACCTTCTTGGTGACAGCACGAACATTGATGTACCAGCGACCACGACCGGCAACACGCTGACCGTGTCCCCTTCTGCATCTGGCCTAATAAGCGCGACCTAACCATGCTGACACCTGCACAACTCTCTCCAATCAAAACGGTCATCGTTGCTGACCCGGTGCTGAATGCGCTGTCAACGAGCGGCAACGATTCGTCCATCATTGCTGACGCGCTCAACGGCCCCGCTGTTCCTGATTTTTGGGTATGGCAAACCAGCACGCCAGTAAATACTATCTTCGATGCGATCAATTGGGCGAACATGACGCCAGCGGACGCACCAGACGGCACGACCGCATTTACAAACCGCGCTTTGGCCTGCCAGGGCAAGCAATTCAACCTGCAAACGATGCTCTCCGGGCGCGAACAGATCAGTTCGAACAAGCCGAGCATTCGTGCCGGCCTACAAGATGCTTTGACCGGCTTGCCTTCGGGCGCTGGCGGTGCGTTGCGTGCTGGAGGTTGGGCAGCTGTGCAGCTTTCAATGCAGCGCAAGGCTACCCGCGCAGAGAAAGCACTGATTGCATCGGGCACCGGCACTCAGGCAAGTCCCGCTATTCTCGGCTTCGAAGGCGCGATTGATTACATCGACGTGCAAAACGCTCGGGCTTCGTAATGGCAGCCATCAAGAACGCGTATCCAGTCACCAGCAGCGTTGCGGTTCCGATCACGCTTGCCGCGCTGGCATCTGATGCCACGCTGTTAGTCGGGCGCGCATCGACCGCCGTAGACAACACGGTCAATCTCGACCTTGATCACCTTGTGAGCGGCGTCATCACTGCCGGCACCACGCCGACTGTGTCAAAAGAAATACAAGTATGGGCATGGGCATCGTTCAAGACCGCAGCGGGCGTGCCAAGCTATCCTGATTCGATCAGCGGCACCGACGCGGCAAAGACAATCACGAGCGCCAATATCAAGTTTTCCGCGCTGCGCCCGGTAGCCACGATCACGACTGACGCAACGAGCGACCGCGCTTACCATTTTGCACCGGTATCGATTGCATCGCTGTTCGGCGCCATGCCCAAGTTCTGGGGCATCTTCGTCACGCATAGCAGCGTGGCCGCACTCAATGCAACCGCAGGCAATCACACAATCGAGTACGAGCGCATCCAGGCGCAAACGGTCTAAACGATGCTCGTTCGTGCATCACGCCGCCACAGTCAGCCTCAAGGCGCGGCGCAGATTGATAAAGGCATTCCGCTAGGCCGTGCGCTTCGTGCAGCTGTACTCGGTTCGCTCGGTGTTGAGTTGGTACGCCGCAAACCGATCAACCGCGCAAGTGGCGTAAGTCGTGCAGCAACAACGGGCGGCATCGCCTACCAACACTCGCCATCGAACGGCAACGTTGATTTCGGCGCGACGGGCGGCCTGTCGACGGTAATTCCGAGCGGTTCGCCGCTGACGATTTTCATGCGCGTCATTGTATCGACGCTAGGAATTCGACAAGGTCTGATCACTGATCACGATGCGGCCGGCTCGAATGAATCGCTAACAGTAGAAATCACGGCAGCCAACCAGTGGCGCGCTTCTACTTTTGGGGGCGCAAACGAAGTATTGGGTGGGACAGTCACCGCTGGCCGTCACGATGTGATGGTTGTCCACCGCCCTGGTACGGGCAATCAATTGTACGTCGATGGTGTATCGATTGGGTCGGCCAGTTTTGCCACTTCCTTGGCGGCAGGCTCATCGCTGCGGCTCGGTAGCTTTGGCGCTTTCTCAACACTTGGCTTTGCGGGTCGCACGGAAGCGCTGTTCATCTTTGACGGCGACCAAAGCGCGCAGTTCAATTCGCTGATTGCTAACCCGTGGCAGGTATTCGAACCACCGCAACACACGTATTTAATAGCACCGACCACAGGCGGCGCGACTGATACCGCGATCAATCCAGGTGTAGCAAGCGTAACCCTGACCGGCTACGCACCGAGCATTGCAAGGACCGCGCACCAGACAGTAGCACCTGGTGCCGGCAGCGTAGTAATCACCGGATACGCGCCTGTAGTCACGCAGTCGAACAATCAAGCAGTCGCGCCGGCGGTAAAGAGCATCGCCATTACAGGCTATGCCCCAAGCATCACGCAGAGTGCAGCGGGATCAATCAGCCCGACGACTGGCGTTATCACTGTCACTGGCTACGCGCCAACAGTGACACGCACGGCGCATCAGGCAGTAGCACCAGCAGTAGGCGCGCTAACGATCACCGGGTATGCGCCGACGATCACGCAGGGCTTGCCAGCAGTAACACCGAACGAATACAGCGCAACGATCATGCGCGAATCGATCATCAACAGCCAAGTGACCGCGCTACTCGACCGCATAGCATCGCAGGCCGGGACGATGCGCGACACATTGAATAGCACAACGATCATGCGCGCCACTGAGGTCAACTCAGTTGGCAGCATGCGGGCCAACGACATAAACCAGACTGTGAACATTCTATGAACGTTGGTGAATACGGGCTTGCCCACAACTTGAACGTGAACTACAACATTAGCGCGTTCACGACGTTGAGCATGGTCTACACGCGCCCCGATGGAACGCTGATCACGCGCACCGGGGCAGATGTGACAGTGCCAGCCGTCGCGCTCGTGACTACTGACATGGGCACGTTCGCAGCCAACCAGTACGCCAAGCACATCTTCAAGGTGGGCGACCTGACATTAGCAGGCACCTACACCGTGCGGCTGACGTACACCGACGCGACTAAGCGCCTGGTGAGCGATCAGACTAGTTTTGTGGTGAGTGCGTAAGTCATGAGCCTGACCGCGAAGCAGCAGCGTTTCGTTGCTGAGTACCTGATTGACCTGAACGCAACGGCAGCGTACAAGCGCGCCGGCTACACGGCAAAGGGTAACGCGGCAGAGGTAACAGCTTCACAACTCCTAAGCAATCCTAAGGTAGCGGAAGCTGTCAAAATTGCAATGGACAAGCGCTCGGACGACCTGGGCATTGACGCCAAGTACGTGCTGACCACGATCAAGGCGACCATTGAGCGCTGCTCGCAGGCCGAGCCGGTCATGCGCGACGGCAGCGCAACAGGTGAGTACAAGTTTGATGCGGCTGCGGTGCTCAAGGGCGCGGAGCTGTTGGGCAAGCACCTCAAGATGTTCACGGACAAGACGGAGCATTCTGGCCCTGGCGGCGCTCCGATGAACTGGTCTATCAACTTCGTCGCACCGGATGAACGTTGATTTCCCGGCTAAGCTTGACTTCCTGCTGACGAAGAAGTGTCGGTATAAGGGGGCCAAGGGTGGGCGAGGTAGCGCGAAGTCGTGGAGCTTTGCTCAAGCGCTGCTGATCCTGGGCAGCACTAGCAAGTTGCGCATCCTTTGCACGCGCGAGGTGCAGAAGTCTATCAAGCAGTCAGTGCACAAGCTGCTGAAGGATCAGATAGAACGCCTGGGTCTGAGTCGCTTCTATCAGGTGCTAGAGAACGAAATTCGCGGGCAGAACGGCACGGAGTTCAGTTTCTCCGGCCTGTCCGATCAGACGGTTGACTCGATCAAATCGTTTGAGGGCTGCGATATCGTTTGGGTCGAGGAAGCGCAGAGCGTCAGCAAGCGGTCATGGAAGACGCTGATCCCGACCATCCGTAAAGACGGCTCCGAAATCTGGATCAGCTTCAATCCTGAACTAGAGACTGACGAGACATACGACCGCTTCATTACCAACGCGCCCGAAGACTGCATCATCGTGGACATGAACTACACGGATAACCGTTGGTTCCCCGAGGTGCTGGAAAAGGAGCGCTTGCACGCCAAGGCCACGTTACCCGAGGCCGAGTACCTGAATATCTGGGAAGGCAAGTGCATGCCGGCTGTCGTCGGCGCGATCTACTTTGCCGAAGTCGCTAAGGCTGAAGAATCGGGCCGCATCTGCAATGTGCCGTATGACCCGCTGCTGAAGGTGCATGTGGTCGTGGACTTGGGCTGGAACGATGCTATGTCAATCAGCCTGGTGCAGAAAAGCCTGTCGTCTATCGCCATCATCGAGAACATCGAGGACTCGCACAAGACGCTGGACCACTACAGCGCACTACTCCGCGAGCGCAAGTATCGATGGGGCACGCTGTATCTGCCGCACGATGGACGGCACAAGAACTATCAGACCGGCAAGAGCGCAGAAGACGTAATGAAGGCGCTCGGTTGGGAGGTAGCGATCACCCCGAACATGAGCATTGAAGACGGTATCAGGCTGACCCGCATGACGTTTGGTCGCATGTACATCGACAAGAAGAACGCGGCTCGCCTGATCCAGTGCGCAAAGCGGTATCGCCGCAGCATCAACCAACAGACACAAGAGCCTGGCGCACCGCTGCACGATGAGTGGTCGCACGGTGCGGACAACCTGCGCTATATCGCGGTGAATGCCGAGAAAATGACAAACGACGATTGGGGCAAGCTGCCCCCGTTGCCACAACAAGAACCGGATTCGTCCGGTTTGTACTTTTAAGGCTGACCAATGAGCGAAATCCACACCACCACGGCGCTAGCTTCGCTGCTGGAATCACGCCTGATGGAGTGGGAGCGCTCGCGCAAGCCGCAAGAACTCAAGATGCTCGACTGCTATCAGGACGTGATGCGCATCCCGCGTGACGACGATACCAAGGGCAGCGGCGCGGCCAAGGCAAGCAAGACGGCCGGCCTGTTCATCGGCTCGACTCGCAACAAGGTCCGCGCAGCTCGGGCGAAGATCAACGATGCGCTGTTCGGCAATGGCATGATGCCGTTTGATACCACGCCGAGCGATGAGAGTTTGGCCAAGTTCGCTGATACGGTCGAGGATATCGTTACCGAGCAGCTTGAGCGCATGGACTTCAAGCACCTGCTGAAGAACGGCGTTGACACCCTGGCGACGTACGGCACCGGCTTTGTGTTCGGCCCGTTCGTGCGCAAAGAATGCCTGATCGAGACAACCGCTGATAACTCGGCTGGCGTCATGGCGATCAAGGAAAGCAAGTACGAGTTCGATTTCCCATACTTCGAACTAAGCAACACGCTCGATGTGTACCCTGACCCTGAAGCGCGCCGCCTCAATGATGGCCTGGGCGTTTTTTGGGTGACGATGGAGAGTCCGCACACGGTCGCAGCCTGGAAGAACGACAAGAGCTACAAGCACATCGTTGCTGCGCTCAATGGCGCTTCTGACGCGGGCGCAGAGACTGGCGGCGAGATTGCCGGCCAGATGCGAGGCAATGTTGAATACTGGCACAAGAATGCACGTATCAAGGTGGCTCGGTTCTTCGGCAAGGTGCCACGCTCGGCCCTGAGCGAAGGCAATCAGCCCGACGAGCAGACGAACATGGCCGAAATGGTCGATGTGGTCGCCATCATGGCAGGCGGCGTGATCGTCAAGGTCAACGAGTCGCCATATGGCCAGAAGATGCCCGCGCACTCTTGCACGTACGAGGAAGTCGCTCACGAGATTTGGGGTGTAGGCGTGGCAGAGAACAACGCGCCGCACCAGAAGGTCACGAACGCCGCTTTCCGGCTGTTCATGGAAGGTAAGGCGATGGCCCTGTTGGGCACCAAGTCTGTTGACCGCTCGGCATTCATGCCAACGGAAGACTTCCGCAAGTTCCCTGGCAAGGTGTACCAGTTCAAGCCTGGTCTGTCGCCTGATGACCGCAAGAACGCGATCATTGAGCACACCGAGCCTGATATCACCGGTGGCTGGATGGACGTGCTCCGCGTGTCTGAGCAGATGAGCGACGACGACACCGGCATCACCAAGTACACGCAGGGCGACGACGCTAGCAACTTGAACAAGACGGCAACGGGCATCAGCATGATCATGTCGGCTTCGTCCCTGCCGATCAAAGAAGTGATTCAGCACATTGATTCCAACTGGATCGAACCGATGGTCGAAGCCATCATTGAATGGAACCTGAAGTATCTAGAGCCGCAAACCGTGCAGAAGATTCACGGCGACGAAGCCGCGCAGATGTGGGCGCAGATTAAGGAGTTCGGCAAGTCGTCGTTCATGGACTGGCAAGCGACCGGCACGAGCTCATTCATGCAGAAGGAAGTATTGACCAACAAGCTGCGCGCCTTTGCTGACTTCGCCCTGTCGAATCCGATGACCGCCGAAAAGGTCGACGTTACCGAACTGCTGCAACAGACCTGGGACGTTATGCAGATCGGCAAAGAGTCGCCCATCCTGAGGCCGGAAGACGGCCAGAAGGTGCCGCCTCAAGTGCAGCAGCAAATGGAACAGATGCAGCAGCAGACACAGATGTACGAGCAGACCATTCAGGAGTTGGGCGAAAAGGTCAATGAACTGGACGCTGGCCACGATATCAAGCTGGACGAACTGAAGGTCAAGGCATACACGGCTACCACCGCACGCATGGCCCTGTTCATCGACCGCATGACGCCGCAAATGCTCATGCACTTGGCCGAGAACGTGGGCCTTGATGTGTCGAACGATCCAGACTTGAGCGCCATGTTTGAGCAGCCTGAGCAGCAAGCCGCGCCTGAGCAAGAGCAGGAGCCAATGCCCGAGCCAATGGAAGAAGCGCCGCCCGAGCCGGAAATGATGGCCGAGCCGCCGCCTGACGAAATGATGATGGAAGAAGACCAGCCCGCCGATGACGCGGGTTTTTTTACGCCTGAAGCACCAATGGAGCCTGAGCAATGACGCATCACGAGCGCCTGGCCGAGATTGACGCGCTGACCGCTGCATTGCGCTGCCCTGCCTTGTTGGCGCACCTCAAAGACTGCATCAGCGAGAACACAGACCGCCTCATCAGCGCCGAACACGACCAGACACGCGGGCGTATCAAGGCTTTGCGTGACCTTATCAACTTACCCGAAGCGCTGCAATACGAGCGTGACGGAATCGCCGCAGCACTATCCGAGCAATCGGACGCTGCATAAAAACGGACTACCTCTCCCTATCGGATAGGCCCACGAAGGAGCAGCAAATGTCAGATTTATCGCAAGAGGAATACCAGAAGCAGTACGACGCAGCAGCAGCAGAACTGGACGCGGCGGCATCGGGCATCAAGCCTGACACCACTACCGTAGCAGAGCCGGAAGCCGTAAAGGTTGCCGAGCCTGAGCCAGTGAAGCAGGAAGAAGCAGCGCCAGTTGTAGATGAACTGGCCGAATTACGCTCAAAGGTGGAGAAAGCCGAGAAGGCGCTCAAGGATACCCAAGCCTGGGGAACCAAGAACGCGCAGGAACTCGCCAATCTCAAACGGGAACAGCAGCAGGCCCAACGCGATGCCAACCGGCCCGCCATTCTGGACGCAAATCCAGACCTGGCCGACGCAATCAAGTACGTAGCAAGCGACCCGGCACCACAGCAGCAGGCAGAAGACCAGCAAGAGGCATGGTTTCGCACGATTGACACCGCTCACCCCGGCATCTTCGCAGCGGAAGCAGACCCCGAGCTAGTTGCAAGCCTCGTTGCCAAGCGTGATGCATCTGGCGGCGCGTGGGATGACCCACTGGTGGCAATCCGCGATATATCAGCCGAAAAGCTCGCACATGCCGAGCGGCAGATTGCCAAACGGTACGCCGTTGAGTCTGCCAAACAGCAAGAAAAATCTGCAATGAGCGTTCCCGGCGCAGGAGGTGGCACAGCCCGCAAGGCTGCACCCGATCCCGAAGCCGAGCGCGTCCAGCGCATCCAAAGTATGTCCTCAGCCGATTTCGCTAAAGAGCGATTGAAGGTGCTGGGGCTTTAATCCGATAGGAGTTTCAAATGCCACAATCCGGCCTCGCGCAAGTCCCACCAGGCGTAGCAGCCTTTTACGACCGCAATCTGTTAGAGCGCGCTCAACCAAATGACGTCCATGGCCGCTACGGTCAGAAACGCCCAATCGCCCAGCGTAGCGGCAATCAGATCAAGTTCCGCCGCTACTCGCAGCTCGCACCAGCCACCACGGCGCTTACCGAAGGCGTAACGCCTGTTGGTGCGTCGCTGGCTGTGACGGACATCACCGCCACCCTGGCGCAGTACGGCGACTATATCCAGTTGTCGGACATGGTATCGATGACCAACCAAGACCCGGTTGTCACCGAAGCTACCGATGTGCTGGGCGACCAAGCCGGCACCACGATTGACCAAATCCGGCGTGATGTTCTGGTGGCCGGCACGAACGTGGCCTACGCTGGCGTCGCAACGACCCGCCTCGGCACCGTCACCAAGATCAGCGCCAACGATCTGGACAAGGCTATCCGGTTCCTCAAGAACCAGAACGCCAAGTTTATCAAGATGGGCATGGCTGCATCCGATGGCGTCGGCACTGGTGCGATTCGCAAGGCTTACATCGCTGTTGTCCACCCTGATGTCGAATTCGACCTGGAGCAGATCGCAGCCTTCCGCGCCGTGTCTGACTACGGCTCGCAAGAAGGCATCATCGAAGACGAAATCGGCGCGTACAAGAATATCCGCTTCGTCACTTCGACCAACTGCAGGGTTTTCACCAACGCCACGACCGTGCTGACCGCTGGCTTCAAGGGCGCCACCACGAACGATGTGTACGCCACCCTGATCTTCGCTGACAACGCGTACGGCGTCTGCCCACTGACCGGCCAGGCGATGAACACGTACGTCAAGTCGCTCGGCTCGGCTGGTTCGGCTGACCCGCTTGACCAGCGCTCGACCGTGGGCTGGAAGGCGACGACAACCACGACCATCCTCAATCAGGCATGGCTTATCCGCGTAGAGTCGCTCGCCACTGCGTAATAGATCGTAACACCACCTAAGGCCCGCCCTAATAAGCGGGCCTTTTTCATTGGAGAACCCACATGACCGACATTATTAAAGCCGAAGCAGCCCCGAAGGTAAAGGCGCTCAAGCAATACAAGATCACCTTCCACGGCGAAGGCGGTGACGTTGAAATCGCGCACAACTACAAGCTGAATCTGTACAGGCGCAACGTCGAGACCACCATCGATGAAAACTTCCTAGCGGTCCTGAAAGACGCTGTGGTGCAGACTGTCGTTGACGGCAAAGAAGTGCGCATCCCGATGCACAGCTACACGGTCGAGCCGATCTAATGCCTACCGCCTGGACGCTGACCGCGCAAGAGGTCATCACCGACGCGCTGATGGAAATTGGCGTCTTGGGCGCTGGTCAGACTGCGAACCCGACCGACTACGATGTGTGCTTGCGCGCATTGCAGAACGTGCTCAAGGAAATGCCGCTGCATGGCTTGTCGTGGCCTAAGATCACAGTGGCGCCTGTCGCGCTGGCGTGGTCCGTTGGCACTCCCGGGCAAGTGGCGATGCCTGCCGATTACTTCGGCGTGCCGACAATCTCGTTCACGCAATCAGCCGTCAATATCGACCTGACCGTGATTGCGAAGGCTGCATACGATGCCATCGAGCAGCCGGCGCAGACCTCGACTTACCCGACGCACATCTATATCGGCCCGAATAACATCGGCTATCTGTGGCCGGTGCCGACCGTCAATCCCGCGCTGTCGATCACGTATCAAGCGGTCACGCTCGACGCCGACCTGTTGACGACGCCCGATGTAGTGCAATCGTGGGTTGGTGGCCTGACGCTATGGGTAGCGCATGAAGTAGCGCCAAAGTTTGGCGTACCGCCAAGCGATCGTGCAGACCTTGAGCGCCGCTACATGATGCGCCGGTCGCTGATGCTCGCATGGGCCGCTGAAACCGCGCCTATCCGCTTCACGGTGGCCGACTAATGCGCCGCATCGCCCTAACCGCAGCGTCGTACACGGCACCGTCCCTGATTGCATCGGCGCAACGCTGCGTAAATATGTACCCGGAAGCGAACCCGCCAGACTCGCCAGCACCGTTCACGTTCTACGGTCGCCCTGGGCTGAAGCTGTGGTCGGTCGTGCCGGGACCGGGCGGCGTGCGCGCTGTCTACGAGTCTAGCAACGGCGTGCTGTTCGCTGTTCGCGGCAATGGGTTATTCCGCTACAACGGTGGCCAATGGGTGTTTGTGTCAGTCATGGCTACCATGTCCGGCCCGGTCTACGCTGCCGACAATGGCATCAGTGCTGTGTTCACCGATGGCACCACCACCGCGCCCACGATCAACTTGACCACGTTCGTTTCTGGCGTCATGGCTGGCGCAGGCTGGTACGGGGCAAGCTTCGTTGATTTCCTCGACGGCTTCTTCATCTTCAACAAGCCGAACAGCCAGCAGT